GGTGTACTCATACGCTAGTTTGCAGCGTCTTTATCAGATCTATGACCGTAGAACTATATGGAAACAACTTGAAAATAGGCGTGATCAAGCTTTAAAAAAAGCAGGTAAAGATGATTTAATTGAAAATAAACCAGTAGAATCTCCATATAGACCTCCACAACGTCAACTTAAAAAATCTAACCCATCCTTTGTTAATAGCTGGTGACTAATCTTCCTACTATTCTTGTCCCTGACCTTGTTTATACTGGGAACACTTTTGCTTTTGATGTCCCTTCGTGGACGGAGCATCCTGATCTAACAATTTCTAGTACTGCTTACACCTTGAAGTGGTACGCGAGATCAAGGGTTTCAGTTGGTGCAACAATAACAGCCACAACAGAAGGTTCAGGTTGGAGAGTTACTGTTCCTGCCGCCACTACCGCTGCTTTAACTGCTGGTGATTGGTTATGGGAAGTCGTTGCAACGAAGACTGACGGTTCAGAAGGAACTTACACAGGTGGTAGAGGACATTTCACTGTTAAGCAAACTGCCTCTTACACGGGAACGGTTACGGCCTATGACGATAGAACTCGCGCAGAAATTGATCTTGGTCATGTAGAAACTGCTATTCGCACTTTGGCAGAAGGTGGAATGGTTCAGGAATATACGATTGGAGGAAGAAATTTAAAGAGATACAAGATGAGTGAACTGCTTCAATTAAAGGCAGAATTAGAAAACGAGATCAATATGGAAAGACGCAAAGAAAAAATGCGTCAGGGTCTTGGTAATCCTGGTCTTGCAAAAGTGAGGTTCGTTTAATGGCTTTTTTAGGGTTTGGTCGCGTTAATTCGCTTAAAAAACAGTTATTTGACGCTAAAACGCGTAATAACAACTTAAAACGTGCTTATGCTGCGGCTCAAAACAATCGTTTAACGTCTGATTGGGTACGACCTTCTACTTCTGCTGATAGTGAGGTTAAAGGAAGTATCAAAACTGTTCGTAATTCTGCAAGGCAACTTGTTCGAGATAGTGATTTTGCTAAGGCTGCATTAAGAGCAGTTAGAAATGGTGTTGTAGGAACAGGAATAAAGAATCAAGCGCAAGTACGCATGAAGCGTGGTGATCGCTTTGCTAGTGAAGTAAATGAAAGAATTGAATATAAATTTAGGAGATGGACTAGGGCTAAAAATTGTCATGCAGGAGGGAAACTTTCTTGGGGTGATATTCAAGGATTAGCCATTACTTCAATGCTTGAATCAGGTGAGGTTTTTATTCGCCTTGTTAAGCAACCTTTTGGTGATAGCAAAGTACCTTTAGGACTAGAAGTCATCGAAGCAGATCTACTAGATGATGGATACAACGTGATATTAAAAAATGGAAATCAAGTAAAGATGGGAGTTGAAATTAACAAGTGGGAGAGGCCCGTTGCATATCATTTTTGGGATTATCATCCTGGTGATTATCAGTTTTCTTCAACCCCTAAAGAGTTAAAGAAAAGAATAAGAATTGCTGCTGATGATATTATTCATCTTTATTCAATTGACAGACCAGGACAGACCAGAGGCGTTAGTGCTTTTGCTTCTGCAATTATGCGTTTGCGCAACTTAAGTGGATACGAAGAAAGTGAAATTGTCGCTGCTCGTGCCACTGCAAGCATGATGGGTTTTGTTAAAACACCAGATCAAGAATTATTTGAAGACGGCACTTATTCTCAAGATTCTGTTCTTGATTTTTCTCCTGGTTCTATCAGGCGATTGGCTCCTGGCGAAGAGTTGCAATTCTTTTCACCTAACAGACCTGATGATTCGTTCACACCTTTTGTCCAGCAGATGCTTCGTGCAGTAGCAGCAGGTGTAGGGTGTTCATATACGCAAGTTAGCTCTGATTTCAGCCAGTCGAATTACAGTTCATCTCGTCTTGAATTAATAGAGACAAGGGCGCATTATAGAACACTTCAACAATATTTAATTGATACATTGTGTCAAGAAGTATATAAAAAATGGCTTGAAATGGCAGTTATGTCAGGCGACTTGGATCTTCCAGGGTACGACAGTGAACCTGAAAGATACGAGGAATGCAAGTGGATTCCACCTGCTGCTCAATTTGTTGATCCTCAAAAAGAAGCTGCTGCTTATAAATCTTTAATCCGTAGTGGTGTAATGACTCTTTCTCAAGTTATTGCTTTACATGGTGGGGATTTCGATGAGCAAATGCGTCAGCGTCAAAGGGAAATTGAAGTAGCAAAAGAGCTAGGAATTGTATTAGACACTGATCCATCTCAAGTCTCAGATCAGGGCAATATTCAATCAACTTCAGAAAATAATGAGACAAATAATCAGGAAAGTAAAACTCAAGGAAGTGAATTAGACTAGAATTTAAGTTATTATTTGTAAAAAAAAACTATGCGAGGCAAAAATTCCGCAAAGCGGAAGGCTTACAAAGCTAAGTCTAAAGGCTTCGCAGCCTTAAGATCTGCTGCTGTCGCTGAACCACCAGTTGAAGCAGTAGAAGAGATTATTACAGAAAAGGCTGTTGAAGAAGAACGTGATTTCACCTCAGAAAATCACAAAAGAGCGCATGTTACTGAATTTGTTAGATCAAAAGAAGAAGATCGTGTAATTGAGTTTCCTTTCGCTAGTGAAGAACCAGTTGAGCGAATGTATGGGAATGAAATCTTAGAGATAAGTGAAAGAGCGATGGATATGTCGAGATTAAATACAGGTGCGCCACTCCTTTTTCAGCATGACGCGGATAAAATAGTTGGAGTAGTAGAACGTGCTTACATCAAAGGTAAGCGTGGATTTGCTCGTGTTCGACTCGCTAATAACGAGCTAGGACGCGAGATGCAGGAGCTGATTTCGGATAATATTATTCGAAATGTAAGCTTCGGCTACAAGATCAATGAAATGGAAGCAGATAAGTCTACAACTCCTGTGACTTATCGTGCTACCGACTTCCAACCTTTTGAAATCAGTTTGGTCACAGTGCCAGCAGATTTTAAAAATGTTGGCATTGGTCGCGCTCTCACTAATAATGAGGGCAAACAAACGGCCTCAGCCGTTACAAGTAAACCTATGGAAAAACCCAAAGTGGAACCCAATCTTGAAAATGAGGCTGCTATCCGCGCTGAGGCTTCAAAAGCTCAGCGTAAGGAAGTTGCAGACATGCTTGCTTTAGGGCAGCGCACACAAAATGTTGAGCTTGCTCAAGATTTCATTGCTAATTCTCGTTCTTTAGAAGACCTTCGCTCAGCTCTCTTAGAGAAAATGGGTGTTGAGGAAAAGCCCATTCAGGCTAAAGACGCAGAAATTGGTCTAACAGAAAAGGAAACCCGTCAGTTCTCTTTCTTAAGGGCACTTAAAGCTTTAGCTCATCCAACTGATGCTGCTGCACAAAGAGCTGCTGCTTTTGAATTTGAAGTTAGTGAAGCTGCTCAAGCTAAATCAGGTAAAGAAGCTCGTGGTCTGTTGATCCCTGCTGATGTTCTTGGTTACAGCAAAAGAGATCTAGTAGTTGGCACTGCCTCTGCTGGTGGTGATTTAGTAGCAACAGATTTGCTATCAGATTCATTTATTGACTTGCTTCGTAAGGCTCTTGTTTTACAAGGTGCTGGAGCAAATGTTCTAACTGGATTACAAGGAATGGTTGCTATTCCTCGTCAATCTGGTGGTGCAACTACATATCATGTTGCTGAAAATTCCAACATTACTGAATCTGCATTGACAGTAGATCAGGTTGCACTTCAGCCCAGAACAATTGGTGCGCTAACTGATTATTCTCGCCGTCTTCTACTTCAATCAAGCATTGATGTTGAGAATCTTGTAAGACAAGATTTGGCTCAATCAATTGCTATCGAAATTGAGAATCAGGCGATTAATGGTACTGGTACTAACAGTAAGCCACTTGGTATTTTGAATGTAACTGGAATCAACACTGAGTCTGGTGTTGCTGCTTTCAGTGATTTCGTTAATGCTGAGGCTTCTTTAAGCACAGACAACGCTCTTCAGGGAAATCTTGGTTATTTGATGAACTCTGCTCTTCGCGGAACTCTCAAAACTACTGAGAAAGCCAGTGGAACAAACGGCATCTTTGTTTACGAAGGTGATAACAGCATCAATGGTTATCCTGCTTACGTTTCAAACTCAATGCCTGACAGCACTGCTGTATTTGCAAACTTCAGCGACATCTTGATTGGTCTTTGGTCTGGTCTTGACATCATGGTTGATCCTTACACTGGATCTGCTGCTGGTACTGTTCGTGTAGTTGCTATGCAGGACTATGACGTTGCAGTTCGTCATCCAGAATCTATCTGTAAGCTTTCCTGATTTCTTAGGAGTCTCTTATGCGTATTGAAATGCTTAGGTCAACAATTGTTGATCTAAATCAAGTAAATAAAGGCGATTTCGTAGAAACGTCTGAAAGTATAGCCCGATTATTAATTGGGATGAATAAAGCAAAAGAGGCTCCTTTGCTTCAGAATGTGGTCATAACGTCTGAACCTGATGTTGAAAAGACATCGGTAAAGAAGAAAACAACTCCAAAACGGAAACCTAAAGCCAATGGCAATTCACAACCTGGGGTCTAAGACAACATTAGTTGCACTTAGAGCCAATTCTTTAGGCAATAGCACCGCAACTGGTTCTGCTATTGACCTGACCGCCTACGAAGGCGACATGATTGTTTTTCTAGATGCTTCTGCTGGAGGATCTGGAATTACTTATGCAGTCAAACTGACTGAGTGCGACACATCTGGTGGTACTTACACCGATGTTTCTTCAGGCGGCTTCACTACAAGTGATGCAAATACCGCAACTGCTCAGAAGATGACCTTAAACACCAACGACCTTAAGCGTTACGTCAAATGCGTCGTAACTGTTGCTGGTGGAACAGGTACTGGTTACGTTTCAGTCAACGCTTTTGCGTCTGAGAAGTACGGAGCCTAATTAAATGGCGTTTGTCGAGAATCCTGATGCTTTCCTTGGCGATTTTGGCGTTAAATGTCGAATCGGTTCAGGAGCCTATTTCAAAGGGATTCTCGATCAAGCCCCTGATGATGTCATTGCGGGAGGCATGGCAATTTCTAGGGAATATGAATTGGTTGCTAAAACTTCTGATGTTTCTTCTGCTTCCAGAGGCACTTCTATAACAGTCAATTCAATCAAATATACAGTTCGTGAAAATATTGCTCTTGATGATGCAACTTTTTCTGCTCTTCTTTTAAGTAAGGTTTAATGGCTGATACACGAAGAGAATTAATCCTTGCCCGTCTTAAAACTAATTTAGATGCGATTTCTGGTGCAACTGTTTACAGAAGTCGTGTTGAACCTTTAGCTCGTGGAGAAGCACCAGCAATTATTATTGAACCTGTTTCAGATCAGCCTACAGATACTAACTTTTACGACAAATTAGATTGGACAATGCGTGTAAGGATTAGCACGATTGTTCGTGCAGCATTACCTGATGATGTATCAGATACCTATACACAAGCAGTACATTTGAAGTTGATGGCAGATCAAACAATCAATAGTTATGCGCTTGATTTAACCCCAGATCGTACAGACTTTTCTTTAGTTGAAGCTGATATTCCTTTAGGGATAATTAGTCAAGATTTCTTAATTAGGTATCGTACAAGTAGAACTAATTTAACTTCTGCGTGAAATCATGGCTAAAATCGAAACAGAAATCCCGAATCCTGGTGCGGGTGGAACATATTTGTTCGACCCTAAAACTGGGAAGAGTACACTAATCCCAGAAAACGCCACCCCAGAAGACGATGCCACTACTAACGAGGAAGACTTGGCTTCTAGCTAAGATCGAGAGTTCAGAAGGTTCAGACCCTACTCCTGTCGGAGGATCTAATGCTATTCAGGTGACTAGCGTTGACATTACACCTATTGAATCCGACACGATTCAAGCAGATGCAATGCAAGGCTTTTTAGGTAATAGCACAAGAGGAACAGTCTTAGCTAACAAAAGAGTTAGTGTAAGTTTTTCCACAGAATTATCTGGATCTGGCGCGGCAGGAACCGCCCCTGGCTATGGCCCTCTTCTCAAAAGTTGTGGTCTAAGCGAAACAGTTGTTAGTTCAACTTCTGTTACTTACGCTCCTGTTTCTGCTTCTTTTAGTAGTTGCACAATCTATTGCTTCTACGATCTAACAAGACACAAGATCACAGGAGCAAGAGGGACAGTTACTTTCAATTTGGTAGCTGGTCAAATTGCATCTGCTAATTTCCAATTTACTGGAATCTACAATGCTCCTGATTCAACTGATATGTCAGGAACTTGGACGCTTGCTAATCAGGCAGCAGGTCTTGAAGTTAATGACACTAATGTCACTACAGCAACATTTCACGGTGTAGCCTCTCAAAGAATCGAATCTTTCGATTTGGCTTTAAATAATGAGATTATTTACAAGGAGACAGCTTCTAGTCAGCAGTCTTTACTTGTTAATCGTGCGCCTGGTGGAACTGCTGTCATCGAAGCACTTGATACTGCTACAACTGACTATTTCGCTAAGGCTTCTGCTGTGGCGACAGGTGCAACTGACATTATCTTAGGTGCATCAGCAGGTAACATTGTCAGGTTAAAAGCTGATCAGACAGACATCACTGGTGTTTCGTATGGAGACACTAATGGAGTTAGATCATTAAACATCCCGTACTTGGCACTTCCTACCACTGCTGGTAATAATGAGATCAGTTTAATTTACACCTAAGTCTATGGCCTTTGTTCTCAAAAAGACTGCTTCAATTAAGTGGCCTGTCGTCATTAAGAAAGCTTCTGATGGCGGTAAATTTAAGGAGCATAAATTTGATGCAGTCTTTAAGGAGATTGGTCGAGACAAGTTCAATAAATTAATTGATGAAGGTGACGAAGCTTTAACTGATGAAATTCTTCTTGGTTGGGAAAGTGTTCAGGATGAAGAAGGTGCTGAAATTCCTTTCAATGAGGAAAACAAAAAAGCATTGTTAGATAATTTCACGGTTATGAAAGCTGTGATCGAAGCTTATGGCAAGATGATTACAGGGGGTACTGAAAAAAACTAGAAGAGGCTGCGAAGTATTGGGTTGAAGGTGGTGTTGTAGATGATCGCGTCGCTTCTTTAGAAGCTTTCGGTGCAACACCTGAACAGATTGCAGCCGCAAAACAAGAAGCGATTGAAAGTGATTTTGAAGTATGGGAAAAGAATTGGGAAATAGTTATTATGTTTACAAGGCTTACAACACAGTGGAATGTCAGTATGAGTGGGATGACAGGATTAAATTATTCATCTCTCGAATACTTATGTAAACTGTATGAAGTAAAAGATCCTGTTGTTCTCTTTGAGGGGATTCAAGTCATGGAAATGGCAGCTTTGTCCTGTATGAATAAGAAGAAGTAATGGCTGGTTCTGCTGTAACACAATTAAATGTCAAAGTCGGAGTTTCGGGGCTAGATAAGCTTCCTAAACTTTCTGCTTCATTAAATCGTTTAGGCGTTGACACTGTTAAAGCAGGTACTAACACAAAGAAACTGTCTTTAAATTTAAAAGAATGGGAAAAAACTACTGTTACAAGTATTAGTCGTAATCAACAATTATCTGCTGCATGGAAAGAATTAGCAGCAAATGTTCAATTTGGAAGCAATAGATTTAAAGAAGCAACAGCAGAAGCAAAACGCTTAGATGCTGAATTAGCAAAGATGCAAGGCCGCAAGGGAGGCGGTATGGGTCGTATGGCTCGAACTGCTGGTGCGATTGCTGGTGCTGGAGTATTTGGTGGTCCTGAAGGTGCGATTGGTGCAGCAATAGGTGGATTTATGCCAGGTGGAGGCCCAATTAGCGCAGCCGTAGGTGGTGCGATTGGTGCGCAGGTTGGGATGGTTCGTCAGGCTATTGGTTCAACTGCTGAATATTCTGCTGCGTTAGCGAGACAACGAAAAGCATTAAGGCTCGTTATTGGAGATACAAATGCTTATACAAAATCTCAAGCGTTTTTAGAGGAAAAAAGTAAAAAATTAGCAATACCTCAAGATGTGATCGTCAGGCAATTTACAGCCTTAACTGCTTCTGTTAAAGGTGCAGGGCATAGCGTAGAAGATGCTGAAAAGGTATTTGAATCTATTGCTTCTGGCATTAGAGGTACAGGTGGAAGCCTAGAAGACATGAAGGCAGCGATGACTGCTACTGCTCAGGTATTCAGTAAAGGGAAGGTCTCAGCCGAAGAGCTTCGTCAACAGTTGGGTGAACGTCTGCCAGGGGCTTTCACTATCTTTGCTGAGTCGATGGGTAAGACTCCTGCTGAATTAGACAAGGCGTTAGAGCAGGGGCAGGTAACTTTGCAAGACTTTATGAATTTCTCAGAAACCTTATTTAAAAAATATGGAAAAAATGCAGAAATATTAGCAGCAGGGCCAGAAGCAGCAGGAGATAGATTAGCGACTGCTATGAGTGAATTAAAAGATATTGTTGGTAAAACTATTACACCTATTGGTGCAGCATTTCAAGAATCATTCTCATCAATGATCAATCAAATTGGTGAGTCAGAAGAGGCTCTTCTATTATTATCAGGAACACTGAAAACAGTTGGTGCTGCTGCCTTTGCGACATTTGCATCTGTGAGATTTTTAACAAGAAGTTTGGTGGATCTTGTTAGGATTTCGGGTGAATTAGCAATAGGTAATTTTGGAAAAGCATTAGAAATAGTTAGAAAAGGTTTAAAAGATACAGCAGAGCAAGCTAAAGAAGATTGGAAGTTGCTATCGCAAATATTTAATGGTGTAGCTGAGGATATTAATTCTGTAGATAATTCAATTAAGAATGTAAAAGAAAGTACAGAAGGATTAGGTGCAAAAAGTATTGATATTTGGGCAAATATGAAAGCAGGAACAGATTCTTATTTCAAGAGTATTAGTAATGTTGCTGAACAAATACAAAAAACGATGGAAAATGCTTTTACAAAAATGGAAGATGCGTTGGTTAATTTTGTAATGACAGGAAAGATGAATTTTGCTGATTTTGCTCGTTCTATCATTGCTGATCTAACAAGAATATTTATAAGAAGTCAGATGTTAAGTATGTTTCAAGGTCTAGGTAATTTGTTTGGTGGTGGTGGATCTCTTGCTGCTGATAGAAAATTTTCAGGACTTGGCCCTGGTTCTGCTTTGAATACTCCTGCTGGTGTGCCACTACCAAAAGGAGCTAAAGGATTAGTTGTTGGGCAAAACGGTATCGTTCCTTTTGCCAAGGGAGGCATAGTCAACAGACCTACATTCTTCCCATTTTCCAAGGGAATTGGTCTGATGGGAGAGGCAGGGCCAGAAGCAATTATGCCCCTTCGTAGAGGTGCAGGAGGTCGTCTAGGTGTTGAAGCAAGTGGTAGTAGTACTTCAGTTGTTGTTAATGTTGACGCGTCTGGTTCGTCAGTAGAAGGCGATGCAGGACAAGCTGAACAACTTGGAAGTATGCTAGGAGCAGCAGTTCAAGCTGAAATTGCTAGACAACAAAGACCAGGAGGGCTTCTAGCTGCTAGATAATGGCAACCTTTCCAACAAGCCCTGCTCCTTCTTATGGAGCAAATCAAAAAAATGCTCCTAAAACCCGTGTTAGTAGCATGGGGGATGGGTATGAGATCAGAGTAAACGTAGGCTTGAATCAGAATCCAAAACAATGGAGTTTGAAATGGCAAAATATTAGTGAGACTGATGCAGATACAATTTCCGATTTCTTAGATAACAGAGCGTCCGATGGAGCAAGTTTTGATTGGACTCCTCCTGACACTACAACTTCTTATAAATGGGTGTGCGATAGTTGGACAAAATCAATACCTTACCTAAATCGAGCTACTATAAGTGCAACATTTAGACAAGTTTTTGAAGCATGAGTGTCATTAATCTGAGAGGTGGAGCAAGTGGGCCTTTAACACATGCTCAAGTCGATGCCAATTTTACAAATTTAAACAACGATAAAGCTGGCTATGTAACGGGCGAAGGCGGAACAGTAACGCAAGCTACTTCAAAAGCTACTGCGGTTACACTAAATAAAAAATGCGGAACAGTCACACTTAATAACGCTGCTTTGGCGGCTGATGCCATTGTTTCTTTTACTCTTACAAACTCAACAATTGCGGCAACTGATGTTGTTGTTTTAAACCATGCTTCTGCGGGTACAGCAGGAAAGTATGCTTTAAATGCACAGGCAGCAGCAGGTTCGGCCTCAATTAATGTGACTAACATTTCAGCAGGTTCATTAAGCGAAGCAATCGTTATCCGTTTTGCTGTTGTTAAAGCTGTAACCGCATAAATCAATGCTCTATTGCGTTGTTAATTATTGGGTCGCTGACTACGCAGAAGGCGAAGGTGGTTTTAACTTACAAAAAACCTTACAAGATGCTGATGCCAAAACAGTTGTAGAACTATTTGATTTTGAATTAAATACTGCCCAACATAGCGAAACAACTGTCTATAGATTTACTAATACAAAAAATGAATTAGGCAATGACATTGTTTGGCAAGGTAATACTTATACAGCGATACCTATAAAGGCAGAAGGATATGAAGCAACAGGTAAGGGGACTTTACCTAGACCAAGCATCTCTGTTTCTAATTTACTTGGTACGTTTACAACGATTATTGCGTTATTACCTGATGGACTAGAGGGCTGCAAAGTAACCAGAACTAGAACTTTATCAATGTTTTTAGATGCTGTTAACTTTACTGGTGGTTCAAATAGTGATGCCGATCCAACAAGTTATTTTAAGCCAAGAGATGTTTATTTTATAGATAGAAAATCAATTGAAAATAGAGATGTTATTTCATATGAAATGTGCAGTGCATTCGATTTAGCTGGCGTAAGATTACCAAAACGCCAGATATTGCCTGATGACTTCCCCGGAGTCGGTACGTTCAAGTTTTGATTGGCAAGATAAAGCATTAGAACACGCAAAAGAACAAGACCCAAAGGAATCTTGTGGTCTTTTGTTATTAGTTAAAGGGAAAAAAAGATATTGGCCTTGTAAAAATGTTGCTAAATATCCTGAACAGATGTTTCAGATTGCTGCAATTGATTATGCAAGAGCAGAAGAAAGAGGAGAGATCCTAGCTGTTGTTCATAGTCATCCCATATCTGCTCCAGAACCGTCTGAGGCAGACAAAGTTGCTGCTAGCAAAGGAAAGATCCCGTGGTATATCGTTAATCCTAGAATGGAGAAATGGAGGACATATAAACCTAACGGCTCTTACACCTCACCCTTATTAGCCAGACCGTATGTTTGGGCGGTTCAGGATTGTTGGACGTTGGTGCGTGATTGGTACAAACAAGAAGGATTAGAGCTAAGAGATTGGGATAGACCAGATGACCCAGAACAATTTATAAAAGCTCCTATGTTCGATGGAGCGTATGAAGCTACAGGGTTTAGGTTGTTAAAAGATGAGAAATTAATGAAGGGTGATCTGTTGTTAATGTCGATTGGATCGCCTGGATTAAACCATTGTGCGGTGTATTTAGGAGATGGAAATGTATTGCATCATCTTCAGAATCGCTTGAGTTGTAGAGATTGTTATGGGGATTGGTTACAATCAAGTACAGGTAAGAAATTAAGGCATGAGAACAGTAAAGCTATATGGGGAACTGGCTGAATTTACAGGCAGAAAAGAGATCGTTGCTGATATAAGTAATGTGGCAGAGAGTATAAGAATGTTGGTTGCAAATTTCGCCGGGTTAGAAAATCATATGGCCAAGAATCAATACGTCGTCACAGTAGGGAATACGGCAATAGGACTTGATGAAATACATGATCCAATAGGAAAGCAAGAAATATTAATTACACCTGTTATTGCTGGTGCTGGGGGGAATACAGCGAAAACAATTATAGGTGTTGCGTTAATTACAACCGCGATTGTTATGACTGCTGGAGGTGCGGCAGCACCGTTAGCTACTGCAAAAGCTTTGGCGACGGCAACTACATTTAGTACGCAGGCTTTTCTTTTTAAAGCTGGTGTTTTGTTGACATTATCAGGGATCGCGGGGATGCTCACTCCTGTTCCTAAAACACCTGAACAAACAGAAGACCCTAGAGAATCGTTTAATTTTAGCGGGATTACCAATACTAGTGCTGCTGGCGTTCCTGTTCCTATTGTTTTAGGACGTACAATTACAGGAAGCGTTGTTGTCAGCGCAGGTATTGATACCGTTCAGGTGGACACATGACTACAACAATTGTTGGCGCTGGTTCAGGAAAAGGTGGCGGAGGTAGTAGTAGAACTCCTCGGACAGCAAGAGATAGTTTAGACAGTAGAGAATTTGCAAACGTAACGGAAGTCATTGCAGAAGGTCCAATTGAAGGTCTTGCTAATGGATTGCAATCTGTTTTCTTAAACGATACGCCTTTACAAAATGCTAATGGCACTTATAACTTTCAGGATGTTGATTTATACGAAAGAACAGGGACAGCAAATCAAACTGTAATCCCCTTAGACTCTTCACTTGCTGTTTTAAGTTCTACTGTTGTTAATGTCCCGGTAACTAAAGATTACCCTGTAACAAGAACAATAACTGATACAAGTGTTGATGCTGTCAGAGTAACAATCACAATCCCTAGTTTACAAAAAATTAATAGTTCTAATGGGGATACATTAGGGACAAGTGTTCAATTAAAAATAGCTGTAAAATATACAAACATTTCAACAGGAAATGAAACAGCTTATGACGAAGTAATTGGATACGGGGATACTGATGAAGACAAAGAAATAATCAAAGGAAGAACAGCCGACCCCTACAATAGAGAATATGAAATCCGATTTAAAAAAGGTGCTGGTGAGATAGGAGAAAATTCAACTTATACAATTAAAGTAACAAGAGTAACAGAAGATTCAACTGATTCATTACATTCAAATGCGTTTAATTGGAGTTCATTTACTACTGTTAAATTTGCGCCTCAAACATATGACAACACAGCGCTAATTGGCATTAGGTTAGATGCTCAACAATTCAGCTCAATCCCTTCGAGAAAATATGATATTAAGGGTTTAAAAGTACAAATTCCAACAGGAGTTACGGTTGATAGTGATACAGGAAGAATTATCTACCCGACCAATTATCTTTGGGATGGAACGTTTCAAGCTGCAACCTGGACTTCATGCCCTAGCTGGCTGTTATATGCGTTACTTTTAAACAGTAGATTTGGTCTTGGCGATCATTTTGATAGTTCACAATTAGATAAATGGGCATTTTTTCGTGCCAGTAAATATGCTAATGAAGAAGTTTCATATACTTTGGATGGTGCGACAACAAAGGAAGCAAGATTTAGTTGTAATGCAACAATTAATTCAACAGATGAAGCTTATAACGTAATCAATCAACTTCTTTCCGTAATGCGTTGTCAAGGCTTTTGGGAAGACGGAAGTTTGACTATTGCGCAGGATTCACCTTCTGACCCTGTTTATAACTTTAATCAAAGCAATGTAACTGAAGAAGGTTTTTCATATACCAATGCAAGCAATAAAAATAAGCCAACAGTTGTTGTGGTTGCTTACTTGGATTTAGTGTTGAAAGATAGAGCGTATGAAGTTGTAAAGGATACGGCTGCAATTGCTAAGAGGGGAGTTGTGAAAAGGAGCGTTACGGCTTTTGCTTGTACCAGTAGAGCGCAAGCTAACAGATTAGGTAAGTGGCTTTTATATGAAGAAAATAATAGCGAAGTTGTTGCTTTCACTTCTAATCTAGTTACAGCTCAGTTATTGAAAACAGGGCAAATAATATCTATTTCCGACCCTGTAAAAGCAGGTTCAAGGAGAGCTGGACGAATTAGTTCCGCTACAATTAATTCAATTAATATTGATGATGGTGGAACAGTAAGTAATATAGATTTAGAAAATTCTCCATCATTAAGTGTTGTTTTAGCAGATGGAACCTTTGATTCTGGTCATACGATTACAAGTATTGATTTAACTTACTGCGATCCTGAATATTGGGTTTCTGGTTATACTGGTGATTCGGGAAAGATTACTATTGCATCTAATTTTCAAGCTATACCGCAGGCAAATAGTGTATGGGTTGTAGAAAGTTCTCAGTTGCAGACTTCTTTATGGAGAGTAATAGGAATTAAAGAAGAAAATGATTTCTTATATACAGTTGAAGCTGTTTCACATAACGAAAGTAAATTTGCACATATTGAACAAAATCTGTCTTTAACACATAGAGATACGACGAACTTAAATGTTATTCCGGCAACACCTCAAAATGTTGAAATTTTAGATATTCCACGTCATGACGGCACAACAACGAAAGAACTTCAGTATGAACTAAACGGCAAGATTGCACTAAAAATAACATTTCATTGGGCTGGTGTTTTAGGTGTAGACCGTTATAAAGTTAAGTGGAGACATGAAGACGATAATTTTACAACGCAAATTGTAAATAATACAACGATTGATTTAATGGATGTAAAGGTTGGGACGTATGAAATACAAGTTTCAAGCATGAGTTCTAGTGGACTATTATTTAGTGAACCTTCCTTTGGTGAATATGACGTTAAAGGATTACGAGCAAATCCAGATGATATTACGGGACTCTCGATGGTTCCAATATCTGAAACCTTGGCTGTCTTGTCTTGGAAAGAAGTTACACAGTTAAATGTAAAATTAGGTGGTCGAATTATTATCAGGCATGACCCTAGAACTTCAGGGGCTAGTTGGTTAACAAGTAATAAGATTGTTGATGGTGTTTCAGGTGCTTCAACTCAAAAACAGGTTCCTTTATTAGCTGGAACGTATTTTGTTAAGGCACAAGATTACTTGGGGAATAACTCAACAAATCCTGCATCGTTTATAACAACATTACCTGAAACAACAAGACGATTAAATGTCAAAACATGGAGCGAAGAAACTGCTTTTAGTGGGGATAAAAATAATAGTGGGTTAGCTGTCACAGGAAATAATTTAGTTTTAACTCCTGATCCTTATGTTGTCTCTGGTTATCACGATCCTTTCTATGTTAATGGAGATGAAGAGGGTGAATATACGTTTGCGACAACCTTTGATTTTGGTCATGCAGGTGTTCAATACGACGCAGTATTAAGAAAAGAAGTTATCAGTAATTCAATCGCAGCAACGGGGACAGCGTGGGATGCAAGAAGTGGTTTATTTGATGCTGCATCAGGAACTATTGATGGGGATGTACTTGATGAAGCAAACGTTGATTTATATGTAAGAACAACGCCTGATGATCCAAGCTCTTCACCTACATGGGGTAATTGGGCAGAGTTTGAAGCTGCAATCATTAGAGCAAGAGGTATTGAAGTAAAAGCCGTTATCACTTCAAATAACACAGATGCAAAGGTGACAATTAGTGATTTAGGTGCAACGCTAGATTTATTACAAAGAACTGATAGTGCTTCTATTGCTGCTAATACGTCTGCATCAACAGGGGTTTATAACGTAACTTTTGAAAAAGCTTTTTATGACACGCCAGAAGTTCAAATTACTCCTAACGCTTCAAGTTCAAATTTATTTGTAAGTGTTTCTAGCTTGAGTCGAACAGGATTTACCGCAACATTCAATAATGGGAGTAATGTAGATACAGCATTTATGTACACTGTGACAGGATTCGGGAGGGCCATCTAATGCCACAAGCAAACCCAACAGGCGGAGCAAATTCAGAACGTTTAGAAGACGTCACATTCCCGCAAGCAAGGATTGATATTAATGACAACCTTGAAGCTCTTCAAACTTTAAATAGTGGAAATGGTGAGCCATCAACAAAAGCTGCTTTTATGCAGTGGCTTGATACGAACACTGATCCTGCAGTTTTAAAAATTAGAAATAGTGCAAATAATGATTGGATTGAAGTGGGGTCGTTAAGTGCGACAGACTATGCAACGAAAGGTATAACAGCAATTGCTAATGGTGGAACTGGTGCCACAACAGCCTCGGCGGGAATAGCTGCGTTGCTTCCTGATCAATCAGGCAACAGTGATAAGGTTTTAAAGACTGATGGAAGTGCCTTGAGTTGGGCTACGGCTAAACCTGCTGGATCAGTAATAGAAACATTTACTTTACCTTGTGCTAACAAAAGTATTACCGTTGGTAGTGGTACCTATACATCAGCAAATGTTACTGCAGCTCAAACTCTAACAACTACTTATGCTGATTTAACGGGAAGTTCGATCGCATATACACCACCAGCAGGAACACAGTTGGTAATTTATAAATTTCAATATTACTACAAATACGTTGGTATACATGCGCTTTGGCACACTAAATTTTACATAGATAGTGATGAAGTTACAAAAGCAAGGCACACAAATTCACACTATATATATAGCGAAACTACAAATACTTTTGAATGGCCAATTGTAATCAGTGGTTCCGCAGATACAACTACTGGTCAGATTGCCGCAAATGGTTGGACTAGTAACAAGACTTTAAAAATGCAGT